GTGGCGACCTTGCCCTGCAACCAGCGCACAGCAGCGCGGGCCGCAGCCGGGTTGCCGGTGTTGACGGCCTCGTTGTAGTCGGCCAGCTCGGCCTCGCTCAGGTTGGCCAGGGCCCACTGGCTGAGCTGGAGGAACTTGGCATCGCCGCCCACCTCGACGCGGATCGCCGCGGCGTCCTCGTCACTCAGGCCGGCGGTGGCGGGCTGGGCCTCGGCCGGGCGATAGGCCGACTCGTAGCGCTCGATCAGCGCCTCGGGCAGGCCCAGGGCCCCGGCCAGCTTCTGCCGCATTTCGCTGGTGTCCTCGCCCCGCTGCACAGCGGCATCCCACTGCGCCAGGTCGATCCCCTCCTGCTCGGCAGCGGCCACCACGGTCTCGCCGTAGCCGGCCACGGCCTCCTCGCGGGTGAGCGGCTTCACCTCGGCGGGCTCAGGCTCGGCTGCGGGCTGCTCGGGGGCCCGCTGGCCCAGCTTCTTCTGGAGCTCCAGGTAGGCCTTCTCCAAATCCTCGGCGGACTTGAACTTCCCGGCCAGGGGCCGCTGCTCGTCCTGCTCCTGCTCGGCCTCCACCTCGTCGCCCTGCACCTCCAGGGTGGCGAAGTCAGGCGCAGCGGCCGGGGCGGGCGGCTCCAGCGTGCCGGCGGCAAGGGCCCGGTCCTCCTCGGCGATTTCCTGCAGGAAACCAGCCAGGGCGTCCTTGTCGTAGCCAGGGCCGGCCAGGGCCAGCTGGTCGGGGGTGGGCTGGATTGGGGTGGCGGTCATTGGGCGGGTTCTTCAGTGGGTTGTTGCATGTCCTGAACGGTGGCCGCGGCGGTGGCCAGCTTCTGCGGATCCGCCGCCGGCGACTGCAGCAGCGCCTGCTGCTGGGCGGCCTGCTGGGCAGCGGCCTGCTCCTCCTCGATCTGCTGCTGGGTCTTGATCAGCCCAACCGTGTCGATGCCCATCGCGGCGGCCAGGCGACTGACCAGCTCGTTGGGGAACATCATCTGCACCACAACCTCTGGGGGGAGGGTCTGTTGCAGGATCTGCATGAAGCGGGCGTGGCGCTCCAGGTCGTTGCCCCGACCCACTGCCGCTAGGCCCACGCTCACCACCGGCTTGATCGAGTCATCCGGCAGCGGCGGCAGGCCGCCGGCCTTGGTGAGCAGGTGCAGCTTGCGGCTGATGTAGGGGTACTGGAACTCGGTCGTGAGGATCGAGTAGACGCTGCCCAGGCTGTTCTCGATCTGCTGGGCCTGCAGCCGCACCTCCTCGGCGGTGGTGCGCTCGCTGTCGCGCACATCGGTGAGCATGAAGGCGGTCGCCAGCCGGGCCTGCACCCGCTGCAGCCGCTGCTCGGCCACGGCCAGGTCGCTGCCCTTGCCCACCTGCACGGCGGTGATGTCCTCCGGGTTACCGGTGAGGCAGGCGCCGTTGGCCGCCTCGTTGAACTGCTTGGCGGTGACGGCAGCGCCGGGCTTGGCCAGGAACTTCACCATGGCTGACACCAGCGCTCCCTCGGTCAGGGCCCGGGTGAGGGCGTTCGCGGTCTGCAGGTCCGCCATGCACGCGGCCTCGACATAGCCGGGGCTGTAGTCCTCGGCGTCGATGCGGAACATGCGCAGCGGGATCCACGGCGCCACGTCGCGGGGTGCGCGGCCCTCACTGCCCTCGATGCGGTGCCCTTTGATCTCCTGATGCCAGCGGCACTTGTCCTTCTCCCAGCGGATGTGGGTGTAGACCTTGACCGTCCGCTCAATCTCGTCCTCGTCTCGCCACGCCAGGGTGTTGTCGTACCGCTTTTCGGTGAGGGGCTCCAGCGGGTCGGCCTTGTCGAGGATCTCCTTGGCGGCCTTGGGCAACTCCTCTGCTGCCATCCGCTCGCACACCACTGCTTCCAGCGGCTTGCCCATCGGGCAGCGGCGCAGCACGTAGCGGTAGAGGTTGAAGGTCTTGCATCCGTCCTCGGGCACGTAGACCATGCAGTTGCCCGCCACGATCAGGTGCAGCAGGGCCTCATGCAGCGCGGTGCGGTCGCTGCTGGTCTCGATGCTGCGCAGCACCGCCCGTTCCATCAGGCCCAGTGTCTTGTCGATCTGGGTCTTGAGCTCAGCGATCCGCTCAGCCGGCATCCCTTCTGCTGCCAGCTGGGCCTGCTGGCGGGCAAACTCCATGTCGTCGTGGACGAACCGGAAGAAGCTCTCGGTGGGCGGCAGCAGGGCCAGCAGCAGCCGGCTGGCGATGTTGTGGACACCCCGCTGGCCGATGCCATCCCACGGGTGCTGGATCTCCTCCATCGACTGCGGCTGGGGTTCCCCATCAGATGGCAGCAGCCAGGGCAGCGTCAGCGCTCCAGCCTTCCGCCCACGGTCGATCCAGTGGTTCCTGGCGGGCTCGAGCTTTTTGTAGCGGGCTTCTGCTGTCATGCGCCGATGTTCAGGCCTGCGCCTGCGCGGCTCTGGCCATTGATAGTGAGGCTGGCGCGGCGGGGCGCGGGTGCCGTTGGCGCCGTTGCCGTGGTCAGCGCTGCGCCGCTGTTGGCTTGCTGGCTGACATCGGTCATGTAGGCCTGGCTGGCAGCGGCTGCGTTGGCCTGCTGCTGTTCGGTGATGCGCTGCGCCTCAGCGGCTGCGGCAGCAGCGGCCTCGGCCGCGGCGTCGATCTGCGCCTGGAGCTGCGCCTGGAAGTCCTGCTGCTGGGCGTTCATGTCCTGCTTGACCTCCTTCAGCTCAGCCGTCTGCTGCTTCATTTCCTGCCGGGTCGGCCCTTGCTGGACGACCTTGGGAGGCTGGGGGGATCCCATGCACATGATCAATACCCTCCGATGTTGAGGCCCGCTGACGCCGACGATCGGGGGCGGGGTTTGCGGTCGATGCGCAGGCTGCGCTTGCCCTCTGCGGGGTCCATGCCCTGGCGGCTGTCGCCAATCACGGGCGCCTTGGCAGTGGGCTCGGGTGGGGGTGTGCCGATCAATGCGGCCATGCGCTGCGCATCTGCAGCAGTCGCGTTGGCGGCTGCCTCCTGCGCGGCGAGCAGTTGGGTCTGCGCCGCTTGCTGGCCGGCCAGGGCCTGGTTGAGGGCGTCCTGCGCCATCAGCGTCTTGCCTTGCATCTTCGATTGCATCAGGCCGATCTGCCGATCAGCCATGCGGTCAAAGCGCTCGTAGTCGGGCACGGTGATCGTGGCCCGCGGCGGCGATGAACCCATGCACATCAACCCAGGCCCCCTTGCTGTTCGGCGTGCCAGCGCTTGATGCAGTCCACAACCGACTGCTCGCCGATCCAGTGGTCGATCTCCCGATGGCTCATTGAGCGATCAGGCTTTCGGCCAAAGGTGTCGTCCAGCCTGGCAATCAGTTCGTCGGAGACGAGTGGAAACACTGCATCCATGCAGACATCGCTACGTTACCGGCGGCTCCCACAGGCGGACAGTGTGGGTGCTGAGGTCGTATTCGCCTGGCCTGAGGATGCGTGCGCAACGGGCCTGGGTGATGGCGTAGCGCTCGTCAAGGCCCTTGGAGTCGTAGGCACGTCTCACCATGGCCCACAAGTCGGCCTCATCGCTGTGCCCGGCCAGCCACTTCTCGGCGGTCTTGGGGCCGAAGGTGGGGCATCCGGGGTAGTTGTCGCTGGCGTCACCCGTCAGCACCTGGGTGTAGAAGTTCAGATCTGCCTCGGCCCTGCTCACCTCGATGACCTCCCCGTTGCGGAAGTGGAAGCCGGGGAGGGTGAGCATGTCCTTGTCGATGGAGCAGATCACGTCGCCTTCTTCGTAGAGGACGCCAAGCACGTCGTCCCCCTCGATGTCGGGCAGCTCGACCACCTCCCACCCGCGGGAGACAGCGGCATTGGCGGCCCACTCCTTCAGCTTGCGGTAGCCGGCCGGCTTGCGGTGCTTCTTCCGGTTCGCCTTGTAGGTGGGCCACACGCCATAGCGGAACGACACACCAGCGGAGAACACCAGCACCGGCCGCATAGCGGCAAGGGTATGAGTTGCCTTCGCAACCGTGTCAAGGATCTCGGCGATCGAGTCCTGGAACAGGGCCTGCGCATCGCCGTGGCGGCAGATGTAGGTCCAGTCATCAGGGGCCCACTCGGCTTCCATTTCGCACGCTGCAGCGGCGCGGAACAGATAGACCTCGGTGTCAATCAGGGCTTTCATTCGTGGTCGGCTCGGGGTGTTCAAGGCTGTTCGCCCATTCGTCAAAGGCCTGGCGGCCTGGCGTGCCTGGCGGCAGCGAGAGAAACCGGCGCAGCCGCTGCGCATCGGCAAACAGGGCGCTGGTGCCTTTGCGGTATCCCACGAACCAGCGACCCGTTGGCCCGACGCTATGGCAGCTGGCGGACATTCCGCCCCCCAGATCGAGCGTGACAACCTTCATTCGATCGCCTCCGCATCACAGCCAGGCCAGCGGTTTTTGCAGTACATGATCGCCTTGCCACGGGTTGGGGCAGGGATCGTGATGATCATCTGAGGATTGTCAGGCAGCTTGACCTGCAGCCGGTACAGCCTG